CCCGCGCTGTCTACGCTCTTCTCTTTCCGCACTTCCTGCTGCACGTAGATTCGCTCCCACCCCTTGCGGAACTCGTCTGTTATCGGCTTTTGCTGCTCAAAGTCCATGCTACCCCCTGTGCATCGCGGCGAAACCCGCAGCCGATGCTTTGCGCCGGCGTAACAGCGGCGAGTCGCCTGGCTTCGGCGTTTCCTGGGCGGCTGTCAGCTTTTGGTCGGGAGGAACATGCAGCATGGCGTGCAGCGCGCCAGGCTTCTCTTGGAAACTGCCTTTGCTGCCCAAATCGACGTGCTTGGTCTTCATGGTCGCCTCTGGCAATGACTTGAAGTTTGTCGCCGAATCCCACTCGGACACTTTCGCAGGTCCGCCCAGCGCTTTCTCTCCGGTTTGAGAGTGCGCCCAGCGGGCCTGCTTGAGTGAGCGAAAGGGCATGTCTAGCTCTTTGGTTCCAGTGCGGCCCGCAGGAGGGTAACTTCATCCTCAAGCAGTTTGACGCGCGAGGTGAGCGCCTCGTCGACTGGCGCTGGTTGGCTCTCGAATGATTCCAGCGATTTGAGCCGCGCGTCGAGGTCTCGCGCGGCGTCCTGGAGGTTGATTGCTGTGCCTTCTGCGTAGCTTACTTGCATTATCGGCTCCTTTGCTTGGGAACGAGACGCCGCAGACTTCCATGAGCGTCTCGGTAATAGGTGCGTGCGGCCTCATTGTGCATTTTTACTGACTGCATCAACATGGCATTGTCGCCGGTCTCGATACCGCGCTGGCCGATTTCTCCAGATTTTTGCAGGTACTCTTGGCCGACTTTAAGGGACCTGGCAACTGGCACATATCGCGCACCTTTGAGAGAAGTTCGATGCACGCGAGTCTGCATCAGTATCCGCCCTCTTCGCCGCCTTCGCTGGGCTCGTGCTCTTCCTCGGTGAAGTATTTGTCGAGATGATCCTTCAGGGATTCAAGGTTCTCGCTGTCATGCGCCGCGCCGGACTCATGCGTGGTGGTGTGGTGGCCCTCCGGGTGGTGCTCGGTATGGACCGGCTTGTCGTTCACGTCCGGCTCATCGTCTTCGCCAGCGTGCATTTCGTCGGCGTCCGCGTGGTTCGCAACGGGCGCTTTCGCCATCTTCTTCGGCGGAATGCCGCCTTTGCCAATCGGATAGTTAAACATGCTGCTCCTTTTCTGGATTGCGTTGAAGTTGTGTCAATGCAATAGCTTGCACCGTATCCCAATCGAGAATGGGCTCGGTGAATTCGCGCGGCTGAACGCCGATGTGCTCGTTGATCATGCGCTGCTCGATGCGGGTGAGCGCGGCCAGGATCGCGTCGTGGCGCTCAGCCTGCTTCATCTCCATCGCCTTGAACATGGTCAGCGACGGAACATCTGTGACAGCCGTCACAATTTGCGTGATGCCCAGCCATGCGCGGATTCGGTCACGAAAGGTCATTGCGAACATAGTAGCACTCTACTCCCAGAATTGGAGTGGTTTCTTGGCTTTCTCGCGCCGATCCGTCTCGCGCAGCATCTTGAAATGCCGCTCCATCGGGTCCGGAGTGTTGGCCAAATCTTCGACCAGCGCTTCGTCGCGCGTCTTGTTCATCGGCGTCACGCCGAACGTCATTGCAAGCATATCCCCTGTGTCGGGCGATGACAAGCCCCGTTTTTTCATGTCCTCTTTGCGCTCAAGCTGAATCTGGTTCTTGTTTGAGTGGTAGTATTCCGGCCCCGTCAAGTCCGCCTCAAGCTCTGGATCGTCGGGAATCTGCGCAGTGACCAGCCAGTCGCGCATCTTGCCCCACACCTCGGCCCGCTTGTTGAAGTACATGAACTGGTCGCCCGGCGATGAGCCGCCGTGGAACTCCTCGATGCGGAACCATTCGGGAAGTTTGATCGACTTGTCGCGCTGAACTGTACAGGGCAGCCCGGCCGCGTGCCATGCCTCGGGCAGGTAAGTGCGCACGTAGTCCACCACGCCGCCGCCGATGCCGTCACCGTCCACCACAACCGAGCGTGGCCGCTCTTGAAGAATGCGCATGATGACCTGTCGGCCAACCTGGATCGTGTCCATGCCACGAATCTTGTCAGTCGTGACAGCGCGCAGGCCCTGCCGGTAGCCGATCACCGTCTGATCGTCGCCAAACCGCGCTACGTCCACGCTGAGGATCTTGTATGCCCTGCTCTGGTCGCCCACGTTGCGCTTGCGGGCATCTGCCACCACGTCACCGGCGATGAACTGGCCGGACCCGGCCCGTGGGAACTCACCCTTGACGCGGATGCGGATACGGTCAGAGTCCTCGCCCCAGTCCTCTACTTCTTTGGCAATCTCGACCTTGTTCGTGCCGGGAACCGTGCGGGAATCGATCTGGCGCCGCACCCAGCGATGCTTGAAGCGTCCAAAGCACTCTCGGAATGCGCCAGTATTCTTGGTTGGATTGCCGAACGCCAGCCAGATGATCTCTGTATTCTCGTCGGTCAGTGCGCCGCTAGTGACTTCCCATATCTTGTCCGGAATCGCGCTGGCCTCATCGTAGATCACGACAATACGCTTGCCTTTGTTGTGCAGTCCTTGGAATGCTTCGGTGTTGTTTTCGCTCCACGTCTCGCGGTCAACACGCCACGAATCAGCATGTGCCTTATCTTTAACCTGGATTCGAGTCGCTGTGCGGTTCCACCAGTGCGCGTTAATGGACTTCTCTAGCCATTTGCCAACCTCGGGCCACGTCTTGGTTGCGAGCTGGTCCTCTGTGTTGGCTGTCATCATTACGCGGCAATCGTCGCAGGTGGACATAGCCCAGTGCGTAATCATGGCGATCAGCGCCGTCTTGCCGATGCCGTGTCCGGACGTGACAGCGATGCGCAGTGGCTGGAATCTCTCTTGCCAGCCATGAATGCCGCAACCGCAGCCTTCTCCGCGCAGATGCTTTCCGATGACGCTCAGGATGTCGATTTGCCAATCGTGCGGGCCTTCATGTTCTTCTAGGAAGGTGCCCGGCGAGCCCCACGGCCAGACGTATCGCACATGGGCGAGAGGGTCTAGCGCGAACGAGCCAATATCCCCTCGAAGTGCTTGCTCTTCCGCTGGACTATTTGCTCTTGCTGGCACGTTTGCGCGCCTCTGCGATCGCGTCGGCCAGGCTCACGCCGCCGCTAAGTTCCAAGTCTTGTTTGTCGCGCCACTTGTCAGGTTGGCGATTCTTCAGCCAGAAGATTTGAGCGGTCACATCGGGAGGAACATGCTCAATATAAGGGACTTCTGTAACTCGTCCGTCTTTTCCGCAGAAGATCTTGACAGCCTCAAAGCTGTAGCCGTTGGCGCGCTCATAGAGTGACCGCTCAACGCGCGTATCGGCAACCTCTTTAGCTGCCACCATCGCCGCGCGGAACTCAGGGAACTTGGACCGCCAATTGTTGATTGTGGCGACGGTTACGCCGAACTCCGCGGCAAGCTCAGGATTGATCGCGCCAGCCAGACACATCTCTCGTGCGCGCTCGACATACTCGGGCTTGTAGAGGGTCGCTGCCATTACTTTGGCCTCGCCAGGAACCATTGGAGGAGCGCACCAGCTGTCAGGAGCGCCGCAGAACCTACCCAGCGCAGAAACGGGACAACAATGCCGGACCGGCCGCTTTCCTTTGCGTGAACGCTCTCGATTGTCGTGACGCGAGTTTCAAGGTTGGAGACTTCCTTCTTGAGCATCGGCAGATGGCCAGCGGTGAACTGGTCTTCCGGTGCGCCAAAGAGTTGGACGCTCTGCACTGCCAAGCGGTTGGATATTTCCTGGAAGCGTTCAAGCAACAGGTCTAGTTTGGTTTGCACGGGATCGCGCTGCTCGTTGTCGCCCATTCATTCCCTCAAAGGTCCGCCCCGGCTCATCACCGGGGCTGCTCTGGACTGCTCCGCGCTCCTTTCGGGGTGCGGAATACTGCGGTGGTTGCCGCAGAGCCTACTTGCCGAAAATGAAGCTCAGGCCGGTTGAAATGGCCGCGCCATTGTTGGATCCATAGCGGAAATACTGCACATTGAGGCTCTGCCAGGTGAGTGCAGAAGTCAGCGCGTACTTGACCCCGCCACCAGCCAGGAAGGAGATGTGTGAGCCGCCGCTAGATGGCACGCCATTGCCCGCTGCGCCGTTGAAGTACACGCCAAAGTTTGACGCCGGTAGGTTGGTGCGCTTGAGTAGCGCGGTTAGATCGGGTTCGAACTGGAGGCCGCCAGCGTAGATCGACAGGCCCGGCGTAGGCGCCAGAAGCTCATGCCCCTGCACGTACAAGTGATTGGCTTTGGTCTTGCCAAAGTCGGCGAAATCATAGCTCTCAGTGACATGCGTGCCGACTGACCACTCGCCGCTGTAGCGAATGGCGACCGCCTCGCTCGTGGCTGCGAAGCCGTTCGAAGCGCTGGCGGTTGTGCTTGTCGTGGCAGCCTGCGCTTGGGCGCTCACCGGCCAGAGCATCGATCCAGCCAGGATCATCAGCACGATCATGCCAGCCTTGGTAGCGACACTCTGCGCGCTCGGCAGTGCATCGGGCGCGGGAAGCGCCGAGGGCAATAGGGCATGGCCGACGGTGAGGATGACGTTAAGCCCGGCCAGCACCCACATCAGCCAGCCAGTGTTGGCCATGTTGGTGGAAATAAAGTGCGCAGCGCCGAACGACGCGAGCGCCTGGGCGATCAGCGATCCAACTTGTGTGAGCTTGACAGGTGACATTTTTCCTCCATTTTGCGCGTAAAGCGCGGAAAGTTTGTTGTAAAGCGTGTTGAGCGTTGCGAGTAGGCGAATCTTTTGGATCAGCGACAAGCCCATTTTACACAACCTCCAGCACGTTGCATACACTCAACCCGGCTGCAATCTGCTCGCGGATGAATCGCGGGGCGACGATACAGCCCTCACTGGCCGAGTGGTTCAGCGCTGAGTTGTCGCCGTGGATCATAAAGCCCGAGCGCCCAAACGTGTGCGTATCAACGCACGGCGTGAGATGCGCCACGACAGGACCCTTGCCGCCCGGATCGTCATGGAACGTCCCAATCGTCCACGCGCCGCGCGGAATCGGGCCATGCATCAGAACGCTCTCCATCGCGGGATTGTTGAGCCCCGCGCCGTTGCCCGAGTAGCCTTCGCCCAGCTTGAATCCGGTAGGACTCTCGATCAGGCCGGTATCCGAGTGGTATGTCCAGGCGCTGCTTTCCATGGCCCGAATTATAGCGCACGCCCATTTGCGTCGGCGCATCTTTTTGCGCCGACAATGCTTTTGCTCTTGTACTACTGTCCCTGTACCTGTTCGTGTATGTGTGTAGGCGGAGCGTAACGGTCCGCGCACGGTCACCGTGCAACTATGCGTCTTTATTGGCGATTTCAGTCTATGAAAATCCATATACATACGAATTGAGCATGTATTGCGCTCAAATTACATAGTATTTACATACGATTTTGCGCACAAAAGAGCAGAATCGAGCCGCGAGACAGCGTTTTGCGTGGAAACGGCTCGGTTTGCGCTCACATAGCGCACGGTGACCGTGCGGTGAGCGCGCGGTGACCGTTAAATATGGTGATACGCTGGTGCAATGAGCGATCAGCCTGCAATCCACGTCGGCGCAAAGGTGCTCCTGCTATCCTGCCCGGACTCCGGCCAGCCCGGCACTGTGCTGCGCATCGAGCGCGGCAAGCTGGCTGTGCTGTGGGCCGATATTGCGCCGGATTATGTGCGGCTGCATAATGCGGCGTCGCTGCGCCTGGCGTGATATGCTGAGCGCGTTGCAGAGAAGCGTCTGAATCGCTTTGTTCAACTTTTGCGGGCTGTCCCTGCGAGCAATCGCAGCCGAGATCAGAGACACCGGGCGCGGATTGTGAACTCCACGCGGACCAGGCCGACGGCGCAAGGCACAGCGCACGCATAAGACGCAATCTGCGGCAAATTTGCACATCTCGCGCGAAAAGGGAATTGTGCGCTCACTTTTCACCCGCCGCGACGCCGATAAACGACGATTTCTCGCGCGCGGGTTGTGGCGACAAAGTTGAGAGATGAGAGCAATCCGCATCCCCGCACCCCATATGCGCATCAAGATATAACTACAGCAAATGCAGCACCTTGCAGATAAATTGTGACGGCGCGCACAAGAGTGCAAATAATCACAAAATAATGCTTTGCACGCTCCGGCAAGTGGCGTATGATGGTTATGTTGTTGAGGAGCGAACATGACAACCGAATCAGCCAAAAACAAAGTCCTTGCAAAGTACCGGAACGCTTGGCTTTCCCGGTCTCCATCTTCACCGCTTTACTATGTCGTCCCATTTGAAACGGCTATCGGGTCAATCGGGATGGGCAGCACCCCGGCTCGGGCGTGGAAAAATGCAGCCGACTGCATAGCCGCAAACTGACGTTCTAAAACACAGCGGCAATCAACCGCATAAGGAGCAGCAAAAATGTTCGCAATCCGTAAAGGCAACACAATCACAATCGCGCCGCTGGAAGATGCTCTAGTTGGCTTGCAGTCCGGCTGGGCAATACGTTTCGCCGATAAGCCTCAATTCCTCTTCCGTATTTCGCGCAAGAACCTCGACGGCTCGAAGATGACAATGGATCAGGCAATTGCGAACTGTGCGCGTATCGCCAGACGTGAAGGGCTTGATCTTCGCTCCAATGCTTGCACCGCGCAAGTCTTTGAATTGGCTCCCGATGGAGAGCATAAGGCGTGTGAACTTCTCGGCCTTTCGTATCCTCCTCCCGCATACACTCTCCCGGCTGTGAAGTTAGTTCAAGATCGCCTGGCCGCGCTGGAGGCTCCATGCAGAATCTAGTGTGGAGAGTCCGCTGGAAGAACCTTGAAGGATGGCAGTATTCACCTAAAACTTTCACATCGGTAGACAAGGCGCGGAAAGAAGCTGATAGGATTCCCGTTCCCTGGCCGATTGATATTGTCCCGGAGGTTAGGTCATGAAAACAGCAGCTCAGAAATACTCCGAATCCAACGCAGAGGCTATCCTGGCCTACTTTCGCGGCGTAGACGGTACGTTCGTTCCAACTCCCGCGCATCCTTCCCCCCGGTATCCGATGGTTGACGACACTGTTGGGATTCACACCGTCCGGCTATCGCAGAGCACACTCGCCGGGTACTTGGAACAGGCGTTTGTAGCAGGCGAACGGGCAGAGTTCGTCCGGCTATCGCAGAGCACACTCGACGGGTACAAGGGTGGATTGTATGAATCGGAATGAAATCATCGCAGATACCCTCCACAAGGCTGGAGTCGCAGGCTCAATGCAATTGGCTGATCTGATAGCCGAAGCCATAGGCCAGAACGAGAACATACTCGCCATTCGCTGCATGTCTCACAGGGATACGCCGCCCCTGAACGCCAATGAGTCTACCGGGGCGGAGTGCCCTATTTGCGCGATAGAGGAAATATCGAGGCGCAAATTTGTTGAGGGTCTTAACGAGGGAGTAAGGCAGGTTCGTGACGCGGAAATTTCCCGCATTGCACAACTGACCAAACAGCTCGAAGAATCTGAGAATGGTCAGAAGCGGTGGGAGCAAATGTTTTATGAGCTTTTCGAGGAAAAGGTATTCCACGAAAACCATTGCACATTGGTCGATGAGAATATTGCACTCGTCGAAGAGCGCGACTCGCTCCATGTGATTATTGAAGAGTTTTGGACTGCTCAGGCTAAAGATCACCACGCCTGCGGGTGCGATGAATGGCCAGAGTGTGTTCATTCATTGAACGCCTACGAGTTGCGGAGTAGGGCTATGAACCTCATTGCGGCACGGCCCTCAACCATAAGCAAATCCAATTCAGCATAACCTCCGCCGCGCGGTCCTTGCCGTAAGC